CCGAAAATGCGGATGCCGTCTGGGACGAGGCCATGTCGGGACACACTACCGCCGGCACCTATGGCGGGCGCATCCCCCGATCCGACTCGAGCAACGTCGAGGTCAAGATCACCGGCTCGGCGCATATCGCGGCCGACGTCCACGAATTCCAGCCGGACGTGATCGACGCCGCGGCAATCGCGCCCGATGCCATTGATGCATCAGCGATCGCAAGCGATGCGCTTACCGAGATCGCACAAGCCGTTCTGTCCGAGGCGACATCGACCAACACCGCAACCTACGCGGCCGGCGATGTTGGCAACGTCCTGGGCCGGTTGCACAACATGATCGAGGCGGACGGCGCGGACTTCCGCTACACCGCAAATGCGCTCGAGGAGGCACCGAGCGGCGGCGGAGGCGGCACGACGTTCGCGACTGGCAACGTGCCGTACAAGGTCAAGGCCGACGAGCAGTTCCCCGGCGGCGTCGTCGACATCCTGATCGGCACCTTGCTTCGTCTCGATCTGCAAGTGCTCGACCGGGACGACAACGCGATCAACCTTACCGGGGCGACCGTAACGGTCGGCGTACGCAATGCATCGACCGGCGCGACGGTCGGCACCGACCAGTCGGCGTCGTTGTCGTTGGCCCGGTTGGGATACATCACCGTGGATACCGTGGCGGCCTGGTCGGCCACGGCCGGGACATATCGATTGACGGTATCGGCCACCGTCGGGTCCGACGTGATTGTCGCCGGGCCGTTGCAATTGATCGTGAGGGCACGCTGATGGCTATCCTGCGCGAGGGACCGTGGCGCATCTACCAATCGCCGGAGACATGCGGGGACGATGCTTCGGCGATCGACACGTTTGTCGGCGATGCCCACGAGTACGAGCTCGAGGCTCGCGCGGGCGACGGCACCGTGCTCGACATCACGGGTTACACGCTCGGCGGCAAGGTTTACAACGCATCGACCGGCGCGGTATTGCTCAACGCCGAAACGATCACCGCCGCTTATGCCGCCGGAGGCCGGGTTACCTGGACTCCAAGCACGGCATGGGCCACGGCCGGCACCTACCGTCTCACGATCAGCTTGACGGCAGCCGGAGAGGCGATCATTCTGGGGCCGCTCGACATCAAGGTGCGCGCGCGATGAAACTGTCCTACGAGCTGGATACCCGAGGCATCGACCGAAAGCGGATCGATTTCGCGCGCTTGGACGCGGTGGTGCGAGGCTTCGCATTTACCGTCGAGGCCAATGCCAAGGCATCGTTGCTCGGGCCACGCTCCGGCAACATCTACGAGCGAGGCACCAAGACGCACCGGGCATCCGCTCCTGGCGAACCGCCGGCGACCGATACCAACAACCTTCGGGAAAACATCGCAAGCAGGCCGGTTTCCGCGTCGGTCTGGGAAGTGTTCGTGCGGGACGAGGCATCCTATGGCATCGCGCTCGAGCTGGGCGCTCCCAGTCGCAAGCTCGCCCGCCGACCGTTCATGGAGCCGGCGCTACGGGCTGTAGGACCGGCGTTCCAAGCGGCAATCAAGCGGATTGTGGAGGCCGCACGCTGATGGCGATCGAGGCGCTGCTGGTCGAAAATTGGCTGTACGATACGCTGTCGGCGGATGCCACGCTCGCCGCGGCGCTCGCCACCAACGGTAGGGCACCCTTCTACCAAGTGGGCGTGTACAGCCATGTCGCGCCGCTTGTCGATCCCCGCACGGGTCGCCCGCCGCAGACACCGTACATCGTGTTTGCCAACGCGGGCGTGCGGAGCCAAGACGAAATCACGCTCTGCGGGGAACGGGTGATGACCGAGCCGATCTACCGGATCACGGTCTGGGACTCGGCAAAGGGCGCAGTGTCATGGTCCAAACTGCAAACCATCGCGGACCGCATCGATGCGCTGGTTGACAACCAGTCGCTCGGCACCACGCCCGCGGCGTGGATTCGTCGGCTGGACGCCACCACCGAGGTGATCGTCCAAAACGACGGCATCGTCGACTACGGTTTGACCATGTCGTTTGTCGCCCAGATCGGGTAACCGTATCATCAAATAGGAGTTCATCATGCCAACATTCACACCGATGCGGGGTCGCGACTGCACCATGAGCTACAAGCTCGGCGGTGCCGTCGATGGATCGCCGTCCTGGGACGCCAGCGCCACGACTTATACCTGCTACGTCCGGTCCTATTCGCGCGAAACCACGATCGGGACCGTCGAGATGGGCGCTCTTTGCGACACGCTCGAGCAGCACATGCCAACCCGATCGTCGGGCACCGTGACATTCGAGGCATTGGTCAATGCCGCCGCGGCCGCGCCGTTTCAGGACAAAGAGGGGTATTACATCCAGACCATTTTTGACTCGGGCACAACCATTTTCACCGACTATGGCATGATCGAATCTGCCGGGTTGTCGGTCGATGTCGACGGAATGCTCATCGAGCGTGTGACCGTGCGTCTCGGAGTGATCGGAGCCGCTCCGTAATGTCGATCGCGAAACTGGGCAAGGCAAAGCAGGAGGAACGCCCGGTCCTCGTCATCGATCTCGAGCCGTGGATCGCGGAGCCGGGCGAACTCCGGTTCCGCGAACCCAGGGCCGCGGACCTTTTCGTGCGCGACGATGTGTCCCGCGAGCTTCGGATCGACTACGCCGAGTTCCCGATCGACTTGATCCGGCAGGTCTACGTCCTTGGCAAGTGCTACGTCCCAGACGGCACCGAGGGCCAGACCTATTCGCCGATTCGCGCGTTTGCCGACCTTGCGCGGGACAACCGGCACCTATTTCTGCACATCGTCGGCGAGTTCGCCCAGGCATTCCCGGTGCTGGATATCGCCGCGATCAAGGATCAAGCAAAAAACGCACGGTCGGCGTAGCGGGCACACTCGCCTGGTACGCCGTCAAATACCTGCACCGGCACCCTTCCGAAGTTGATCTGGACTGGTCGGAGTGGGGAGATGTGATGGTGATGGCGGATCGCATCGAGCGATCCAAGATCGAGCTGTACGAGCAGATCGTCAAGGCGATCGTAGGAGCGCGCTGAATGGCACTGGCCGAACTTATAGTCAAGCTGGGAGTAGTCGGCCGGAGTCAAGTCGACGGGGCGCTCGACCGCACCAAGGGGAAGCTCGAGCAGGTTGGCCGTGCCGCCGGCAAGGCCGGCGACGCGATGTCGAAACTCGCCGGCGCAATGGGCATCGCGGCCGGTGCCACGGCGGTGCTGGGCGGCGTGATCGGTGCCAAGGCGTTTGCCAGCGCGACCGAGTACGACTCGCAAGTGCGTGGCTTGGCGGCCTACGCGAGCGGCGCGGAAGAGCTTGCGGCGCAATTGGGACGGTTGCAGGAGCTGGCCAAGCTGCCGGGTTTGGGCGTCGGCGAAGTCCGGCAAGCGGTGCTGGCGCTCGAGGCGGCGGGCTTGTCGGCGCAACTGAGCGAGCAGGCGGTGCGCGGATTCGGCAATGCGCTGGCGCTCGCCGGCAAGGGCAAGGCGGAGCTCGACGGCGTGATCCTGGCGCTCGGGCAGATCGCATCCAAGGGCAAGTTGTCGGCCGAGGAGATCAACCAGATTGCCGAGCGGGTGCCACAGATCCGCGGGGTGTTGCAGGATGCATTCGGCACGGCCTCGACCGAAGAAATCCAGCGACTCGGCATCACGGCGACCGACGCGATCCAGCGGATCGTCGGCGGCCTGAATCGGCTGCCGACCGCAACCGGTGGGGTACGCAACACGATCGACAACCTAGCGGATGCGATCGATGCGGCGTTGCTCCCGATCGGGATCGGGTTGACCAACATGTTCGCGGCCATCGCGCCGGCGGGCGCCGATCTGGTCGAGTATTTCGCGCAGGTCGGACAGCAGATTGGCGCGGCTTTCGAGGCGATCGGGCGCTCAGGTGCGTTGCAACAGACATTGCAGGTGCTCGGCAACGCTTTCGGAGGCGGTGCCAATTCGATCACCGGCGGAGTGGTCCATTTCGCGTCGGTGGTGCTCGGGTTTTTCCAGTCCTTGCCGAACATCGTGTCCAATTCGATCCAGCTGGCAACGCAATATGTCATGACGCCGCTGGCCAATATCGCGGCGACCATCGCCAACATGCTCGAGGTGATACCGTTCGTCGGGTCCAAGTTTGCGGGAACCGCGCAATCGATGCGGGCGTTCGCCGACGATCTCAATGCGCGACAATACGGTGCGCTGCAACCGGTGGATGTCATGGGTCGGGCCGGCGAAATCGAGCGGCAGATCCTCGGATCGCTCACCGCGCCCGGTGCCGGGCCGAGCTTGCCGACCGATCTGATCTTTGGCGGCAACAAGATCCCGGCGGAGCAATCGCGCCAGGAGGAGGTTCTGGGAGCGATAGAGCGCAACACCCGCGAGACGGCAGACAATACCGGGATCGATTCCCGGCGGGTCGGAGGCGGGCCTTTGTTCCAGCTCGGAGTAACCGCACGCGAGCGCCAGATGGGGCCGACGCCGGCGATGGTCGGGGCGTCGTCGGTCATGGCCGGCACGCAGATCGAGCGACAGATCAGGCGCATCATGATGGACGAGATGCGACGATCCGGCGGCTACGGAGTACCGCGAGGCTGACATGGCGACATCGTGGCCGCTCAAGGTCTATTTGGATTGCGCGGAGCCGCGGGTCGATCTCGGCAGGATCGCCGCGTCGGTCGACGGCACCAACTGGGACCGGGCGTTGTCGGACACCACGACGTACATCGACCCGGTTACCAACACCGCCATGCTGGCACCCTTGCCGTTGACGGCCGCTTGGGAGACTACCTTTACCGGATCGTACGAGCGTATCGGTCAGACCAACCTGGTGTTTCCGACACCTGGGAAGTGGAAGGTCAATCAGATTCGGGCGTCCAACGACTTCTGGCACGAAAGCCAGGGCGTGGCCGAGGTGGTCGAAACGCGATTCGTCCCGACCGTGAACCAAGCCATGCACGTCGCCGCCTACATCGACGGCGTCGGATCCAATGCCAACACCGTTGTGCTCGAGTGCGGCTGGGGACGCGGGACAGGCGTCGAGGTCAAGCTCCGATCCAACGGAACCTACCTGGTCTACAAAGGCGGGCAGCTGGTGGGCGAGTATACGCCGGAGGCGGCGACGCGGACCACCCAGCGGGTCGCCAAGACCGGCAACGATTCGCGCCGCAAGTTTGTCGCCTTGACCATGATCCCGTTTCGCGTTCGCGACCTGCTGATCATCGATGCCAACGGCTCGGCGATCGTGCACACATTCGCCGACCTGCCGGCATGGGACCAGATCACCGACAGCACGCCGCCGACCACGATCACGCCGGATTCGCCGTTCTATGTCTACGCGCCGGTCGGCAAGGCGGCGTGGCAGATGGCGTTGGTCAACTACGAGACCAGCGGATCGGTATACAGCAAGGTCCAGCGATCCCGATACCCGTGGCCGAGCGGTGCGTCTTCATTGTCGTCCCGGTACTACGGGCACAATTTCGGCCCTGGACCATATAGCATCGTCCCGACGTTCAGTCTGGCGAATTCGGCTGGCGGTGCGTTGACGCTCGACGGCACGCAGGATCAGGCAAGGATCAAGATCACGCTGACCGGCGACGGCACGCGCAATATCGGGATCTACAGCGCGGATGTTTGGTATGGGCCGACGTATACCACGACGGTTGCGGATGCCGAGGTCGATGTCACCTGCGCGATCGAGTCGTTGTCCTGGGACGTGGGCGAGGACGGCCGGGTGCGGGTCTCGATGTCGGCGCGACGTAAAAACCTCGAGGATGAGGGCGTCGATCAACCGGAGATCACCGGCAATCGACCGTTTCGCATCGCCATCGAGGACGGCGCGACGCCGACGCCAGGCGAGATCGACGTGGTGCGCGGCACGCTGGGACCGCCGAGCATCGAGTACATCGAGGGCGACACGTCGGCGGACCACGACTGGTCGCTGCTAT